GTGCAGCGGCCAGCGCAACCGGATTCAACGTGGCCAAAGCCACCGCTTCTACCCGCGTCTCGATCTTCTCAGCCCGGTCGGTGATGATCACGCTGTCCGAGTTGATCAGGAACCGCCGCTCCACCTCGTTGCCCAAATCCATCATAAAGCTTTTGGTCACCAAGGCGACACCTGCCACGGTGAAGGTGGGCGTGTTGGTTTTGGACGCCACAAGCGGATTGATAAATCCGGTCAGCGTCGCTGTCGGGTTGGCGACGTCTGTTGCCGGTTGCCAAAGGCCCGTGAATTCGAACTCGATATAGGGGATGCCTTGCGCATCCATGGTGAATTTCGCATTGCCGCGCGCACCGCGCAAAACGTACCGGGTGCCGTCGACACCTAGATACAGCGTCACCGATTCCTGCGCTGTGCTGATCGGATTATAGGTGACCGACACGCCCGCAGAAATCACCTGCGCGGCACCGCAGGCGCGCAACAGAACGCCCCAACCGGGAACAGTGCCAAGCGCACCGCTGGCTTGCATTTCCACCTTGAAGGCGATCTTTTGATAAAGGTCAGCCGGGATGGAACGCTGGCCGCCAAAATATGGCAGGTCCAACTCGCGGCTGACATCCTGACCTTCCATCGGCGAAATCTTGATGTCGATCGCCAGAATGGCGTTGGCCGCACCGGTCGGGACCGGGTCGGTCGCATAGGTGGTTTCAATTTTGGCCAGCAAGACCTTTGAACGCATGAACGCCATCTCAGTTCTCCTTCACTGTTGCGTCGCCTTCAGGCTCTGCATCTTTGACCAGCTGTCCGTTGATCAGCTGATAGCTGCCGCCACCGATCGGCAGCGGCACAAGTGCGGGCGCGTCTTGGGGGGCTGCGTCTTGGGGGGCTTTTTTCACGGACATCAGAAGATCCTCAGTTGATCGGGAACGGCAAATTCGACTGCATAGACAATCGTGCCGGGTTTCAGTTCGGCCAGATAGGCGCGGGTCAGACGCATTTGACCTGCGATGGCGGTCTCAGGCGGCTCCCAACCACACAGCGCCAGAATGACGTCGTTTTGGGTTGCCGTGACATCGGCCATGGCGCGCGCGCCGCGCCGGTCGCCGTGGGCCACAAAGGTCAGATAGACGGCAAAGGTCCATTCAATCGACTGGATGAAACCGCCTGCCGCCGCGACGACAGGACCGCCGCGAATGCCAAGGCTGACAACATGGGCGCGCGGCTTGGTCCAAACCTGTGGCGGTGCCGCCAAAAGCGCTGCCAACTCTGCAGCACCTTCAACCGACCCAAGGCTGGGCACTTCGGTTTTCAGGCGGTCAATGATGGTCTGCGCCTCAAGCATCAGATCCAGCCCTTCATATTGTCCGCGGTAAAGGGCCGCTCACGATCAGTGATCGTCACACCTTGATCGCCAGACGACGCAGGCTGCGCGCCGGCCGCATCCGGCACGCGGATCAGGCCGCTGGCGATATCGCGCAGCGTCTTGATGGCCGCATCATAGTCGGACTTCACTTTGTCTTCAGGCGACGTGACATGCAGCTTCCACAGCGTAATGGCCCCCGCGATATCCGCGATCAGCGCGGGCGTCGCGGCCAGTGGCAGCACATAGCGCGCGGCCAGATAGCCGTCGATCACCGCATCCGCATCCGCCAAGGCGCGCGCCATGACCACGCTGTCGATCACCCCAAGGGCGGTCTCGCCCCGGTCGGTCAACATGACAAGCATGGCGTCACCAACGCGGTCGGTCATGGACTGGATGGTGGCGTAGGTCATGGTTTAACGGGCCTTTAAATGGGGATTAAACGGGGTCGGCTTTATGCGTTCGGCGGGGCCGGGTCGGCGACCGGCTCGGGCGCAGGCTGCGGCTCGGGCACAGGCTGCGGCTCGGGCTCTACGGCAACCTGCTCAACAAGGTGACCGACAATAACCACCAGCTCAGCGTCCGCCTGCAGCGCCGCGATCTGGGTCTCGTTCAACTCAGAGGCCGCGATATAGGTTTCACCGGGGCCAAAATGACGGCCAATGCGCCAGCGACCTTTTTGCGGGCCAATCACCACGACGCCATCAACATTTTTGACAGACTGGCCTTTGGACGGGGTCTGCGTTGCAACCTCTGCTTTTGGTTTGGTACGTGCCATGGTGATCTCCTTTGTGCAGCGTTTCGTCTTATCGAAAACGGCAACGCGAAGTTTCGCGCAGCCGTCTCTTGAAAAAACGAACTCAGGGGTGGGGGGCGCTTACGCGAGCCACGGCACAACCAATGGCTCGGCAGTGCCCTTCCATTCGTTGGTCACACCAGCCGCCCCGTATTCAGAGTTGAGCAGTTGCAACGCAGCGCTTTCAAGGTTTGGTGGCACCACCAGCAGGTTTGGAACCAGACCCAATGGGCGACCGCCGTCACCTTTCATGTTCTGAATGGCCGCGCGGGCTATGGCGTAGTTTGCGGCGTTCAGCGGTTGCTTCGATCCCCAAGCCATCTGCGGGAAGCCGAAACCGACGTTGCAGCGCAAATCGGTGCCATAGACAAACATCCGCTCATTGAACACGTTGTCATCCGTGACCTTGTCTTTGGCGACAAACTCCGGTGCTTTGCGCTCTTGGTAGATGATCGGTTTGACCGTGCGGTTGGTGCACAGCAAGAACCAAGGCGTGCCCGCGCCGCCATCCGTGTTGGCATAAACGGCCGCGTTGCCGCTCTCGTCGATGATCGGATGGTCGGTATCAAAGAAGAACTGGCCATCAAAACAGTTGGTGGCAAAGCCCGCCTTCAGCAGGCCCCAGACCAGCTGCTCGGGCAAGGCCGAGACCAATTCGCCCATTTCCGCAAACATCGCCGAATACTGGCCAAGGTTGTCGTCTTCGATGTCATTGCGGTCCACTTGAATCGTCTTTTCAAAATGACGGTTCGGGATGGCATAGGTGCTTTCCGACAGGTTGTCGGCCACACGTGGACCAATCCACTCGCGCATGCCTGACATCTTGTTCAGCCAGCCATACTGGTTTTGAAACGTGGTGGATTTGACGACCATTGCGATTTTGGCGCGCAGGGCCGGGGCCATGCCAAGACCACGTTGAAATTCTGTGGAAAAGCCCCAGCGCAGGGCGTCGAGGGCGGCGGCAGAAACGATCATATCAAGGCTCCTTAAGAGGCGCGGGTGATGGCTTCATCAAAGCGGACCCACACACCTTGTGCGTCGACAGCTTCAATGATGCCTGCGGGGCTGCGCGTCGCGCCGCCATTGGTTTTGGCCACCTGGTCATCGTCCAGGATCCAGCAAACTTTGCCGACATCAGCCTGAACGATCAGGTCACCTGCCGTCGCATTGCGAAGGCGGGCAGAGGCCCCGGTGCGGTAACGTGCGTTGATGGCACCGTTGGCACCCGCCGAGTTGTTGGCAGGCTGCTCGGCCACACCAACCCCAAAAGCACCCACGGCGACAGCGCCGCGCAGGACAAAGCCCGCCGCGTTGCGCATCAAGATGGCTCCGGTGAAAATGTTGCTGGCGGCGGCGACAGGCTGCTCACGCAAATCACCCACATAGCACGGCGTATTTCGATCAGCGGTCAACGGCATGGCTCAAACTCCCTTGTTCGCGCGGTCCGCTTGCAGCGTCGCGAGGTAGGTTTCTTTGGAAATCCCCAGCTGGGTGGCTACTGCCGCCTGCTCGGCGTTCAGACTGGTGACGGTTCCGTCCGCAGCTGGCGGCGCTGCCGTCAGACCAGACGGGCCCATCAAGGGCATGCCCTTGATCATGGTTTCAGCCATTGCAGGCTGCTCCATATGCAGGGCGATGTAGGTTTCGCGGGTGGTTGCATTCAGACCAGCCCGCTTTGCAGCAATGGCCGCGTCAACAAACGCCTCGGATGCTGCACGCTTGCTCGCGGTCTCCATCGTGGCAACCCGGCCTGCGAGGGCGGTGTTTTCTGCCTGCAAGGCCACCAGAGAGCCACTCTCGACAGTCTTGCCTTTGACCGCCGCGACGATTGCGGCGGTGTTGGTGCCGTCAATGCCCAAAGCCACACCGATTTCAACCAGCGCGGATTGCAGTTCCGGCTTGGGGTCAGCCGCAGGCTTGGTGGCCTTGCAGGCGGCGATGATCTCCGCATCGGTGGCACCAGCAGCCAATCCGAGGGCCTTTAGAATTTGCTCCATGAGCGTCATTGCATGCGTCTCCGCGTTAAGCGAGACGAGGTCTCGCAGGTTTGGTTTGTTGACCAGACTGGCCGCCGTGATTGAGAAAACTGTTTTTGCGTCCGCCTGCAGCAAGATCACCGGCGACAAGCCGCGATACGCACGGTCGCCAACCAAGGCGCGGCCCGCTTCGGTCCAATCGACACGGCCCCAGATACCGTCAGCACGCGCTTCCATCTGCGCAACCCAGCCACGTGCCGGGGCTTCGCGGCCTTCTGGTGCTGCCAGATTGGTGCTGTGGTTTTCGTCGATTGGAATGCCGCGCGGATCGCGCAGTGAATTTGCAATCACCGCTTCTGCATTCACGACTGTGTAAGGCCCGCGCCCGTCAAAGGTCAGGATCGCGCCTTTGGCTGTGGGCAGTAAATGCACCCACTCAGGCACATTGGGCCCATCAGGCAGGCCCTGCGCCGCAGCCAAAACTAGAAGAGGATTAAGGTTTTGCTTCATGCGCCCAATATCGGGCCAAGCAAGGGGTCAAAACACCCTCAACTATGTGTGGGAGGGGTGCGCGAAACAGCCGCAAACAGGCGATCAGGTGCCAAGTGCATCCGAAATTGCTTCGGCGATTTCGGCGAGGATATTCGTCTCATCCTCACTGGATACCCCCAAAAACGGCCGGGCGGGGATATTGCCCCAAGGGGCTGACCCCGCAAAGGCGTGTCCGTTCTTGTTGACGCCGCTATAGGCCCCGAAGGACCCTTTGGCCGCGCCAAATTGCATGGCTGCCGCATAGATCCGCGATGACCCAACTTCGACAAAATCGGCGCCTGTTTCGTGGAAAATATCTTGGTTCAAGCGCCCGCTCGGACCAAACAGCGGGCGAATATCAACCCGGTTTGACTTGCGCGACCCGTAACGCTCCAGCGTGGTCTGGGATTTGGCGGCCCACGCCGTGCCATCAGGGGCCTTGCCTTGGCCGAATCGCACTTTGGTCGACCGGACGAGGATTTCCCCGATGGAGTCCAGGACAGGCCGCATGTCGCCCATAAGGGTGGCCGCGCGGGTCAGTGCGGCAGTGGCGGCCTCGGCCTTGAGTTCGACGGTAAACATGATACTCTCCTCTCAGGATAACGACCTGGGAAATACGGGTTCCCAGATACCGTCCCAGCGCAAGCTGATCGCTAGTACATGAGGGGTGCCCCGACCCTCCGTTATCCGCCTCAACCCAGATGTCCCAAAATCAAAGTCAAACCGCCCGACGACACGCGGGACCGCAGATTGACCGCGCTGGCATGATAGGCCGAAACCACCATATTCGTTGTAACCGTTTGCCGCTTGATCCGGGTTTTATAGTCCAGATGGACAACCAGTTGAGGGCGAGTGCCGGATTTTGGCAAAACATAAATCAGTGTGCCGGACTTATTGTCCAGCAAAACCGCGTCAGGTTTGCGCAGCAGCTGTGGCACCAAAAGCCAGTCCTCGCTCGACAGCGCGTTTTCAGAACGTTCATGGCGGGCGACCTTCGGACCGCTGATCAATCCCGGCTTTACCATAATGGACGCAGTGGCGGGCGCGATCCCCTTGGCGTCAAGTGCTGCAATCAGATCCTTTGACAGTACACCTGCCAAAATTGGGGTGTGGCCACCGCCCGCAATCGTATCGGCAAGCCAAACCGGCCACACACGATCCACGACGTCTTGCATCGCATTGCCAAAATCAGACCCAAGGATCGGTGGCAGGACAGCAATCTTTTCTGCGGCCATCGCCACGGTGTGCGCAACACTCGCGCCCGGCGCATAGGCCCAGCCTTTATCGATGCCCGGTGGTGCGCCCGTTTTGGCGGTCGGCACTTGCCAGCCTTCAGGCAAATCCAGATCGGGTTTGCCGCCCAAGCGCCGTGCACCCTCAAGCGTGCGGGCCCCGGATGCATAGCAACTGCAGCCCCAGCCATTGGGTGGATAATGGGTCGCCCAGAACGGGTGATCGGGCTTCAGGATCATACCGTCCCATGCCAAATGCTGGTGACGCGGCTCAAGCGAATTGCCGTGGAAATAGACCCAAAACGGAAACCCGGCCTCACTCAGCTGTGCGAATCGCCCCGCCGCATAGCTGGTCGACAGGTTGGTGCGGTAAATCACCCGCGTGCGCCACGCCTCGCCGCCCTTGGTGCCCTCGCCCGTCCAGCCATGCCAGCCGTTTTTTTCGACAATGGCCCGAAAATCCTTGCGGAAAGTTTCCAGAGTTGTGCCCTCGGAAACAGCCTTATCGACCGCCAGCGCCAAATCGGCCAACAGATCGGCCTTCAGCGCGCCCGCCACCATAAAGGCACGGTCGTGTTGCGCCTGCCAGATATCGTCCCATTTGACGGTGCCCTGCAGCTGCGCCAACCGCAGCCGATAGGCCGCGACCTGGTACTTGAACGGCTTGCCGAAACTGGCGCGCAAATCGGCCATCAGGTCTCGTCCGCCACCGCGACCCGACCACCCGCATTTGCGGCCACAAGACCCAGTGCGATCACCTGTGAAAGTGCCGTGCTGTCGAGGTCAGGAAAGCCTGCAAGGATCATTTCGCGCAGCTCTTCCAAGGTGCTTGCGGCATCAAACATCGCCTCGATTTTGGCCAGCATCGCCTCTATGGGCTTTGCCGTCTCAACCGCCATCCGGTCCGCCATCACTTCGCCGACAGAACCCCCCGTTTTTTTGGCCGCTACAGGGCCTTCGGCTTGCAGGGCGGTGGTTGCCCGCAAATCATCGTTACCCCGTTTAATTTCGCCTAGAACCTCTTTAATTTTGGAATTGGGGTCCACTTGCCCGCCCGCACCCGCCTCCGCGCGCTCTGGGCGCAACAATTTGCTCCCTGCCTTCGGTTCTGACAGCCCAAAGCGGCCCCAGATCACCGACTGCTCCACCTCAAGACCTCGGTCGATCAGCGGGGCCAGCGCCTCGGCCAGTGACTTCAAATCCTCCTGCTCTGGGCTTTGCAGTTTCAAGCGCGGATAGCGCCCATGACCGGGCCAGCGCAGTTCGATCCATGGCACGATTAAATCGCGGTTTAAGATGGCCGCAAGCGCGCGCGCATCCGCCGTCTCGATATCCTTTTGAACGGCCCGGTGTTCCTTGCCAGACCCCAGACCGCCCACAACGGCGTCGGTCGTCGCGGTCTGACCCAGCACCGCCTTTGAGATTTGCTTGTCAAACCAATCGGCCCGGCGCTCGTACATATCGGACGATGACCCGACACTGCTCGATTCAATGAACTCAATCTCCATCGAACGCGGGATGATGGCGGCGCAGTCACCTGCGATATTCGACACCGCCCGAAACAGGGTGGCCTTGTCCTCTTCGCTGGCGTTGGTGTCAAACTTGCCCACGCGCACCGGCTGACCGTAGGTTTGGCAAAAGATCGCCCAGTCGCGCAGCGTATAGGCTTTGAACAACCAGCCCCAGATTGCCACCCGCGCCAAGCCTGACCGGATCGGGATGCCCGATTTTGCCGGGATGGCCGCAAAGATGAACTTGCCAAACTCCAGCGGCTCTTCTTGGCCCACATCGTTCAACCGCAACGGCGTGGTCAGATCATGGCGGGCAAACCGGAACCAGCGCGGATCGCGCGGCTCAAGCCGGTCAGGCTCCCACACGCCATTCGGGTTTTTCCAGATGATCTCGGTCACGGAATAACCCTTGCCGAGACAATCCAGAATATTGAACAGTTCTTGGGTCAACTCGCCGCGCCCCAGCCATGTCCGCACGATCGCTGCGATTTCCTCGTCAAGCGGGTCTTCAGATGCCGCGTCGACCGTCACCTCGATCTGACTGACCGAACGGCGGCGGGTGCCCAAGACCCCCAGATAGTGCGGATCGCGCTCTTCGATGGTTTCGGCCAGTTCAAGGTATTGCACCGCGTCGCCCGCATCAGCTGCGCGCAGGATATTTGCCAGACGCGCCGGGGTCAGGCCGTCAGACGGGTAATTGGTCAAAGGGCTGCGCACACCGCCAATGGTCGCACCCGCCACGTCCTTGGTCAGAACTTCGCGCATCATTGCGGGCGCGTTGGTCTGCTTGCCTGTGGCTGCTTTCGTGTTGGCTGTCGTCTCATTCATTTTGTCGTCCATCATAGGGCCCCTCTTAGACCTGCGCCAAGCGGCGGCTTGTATGGGTCGCGGGTATCGTCATCACGAAACAGGTTGCTGTTACGGGATCCGCCAGACCCTGCTCCCTGATAGCTGTATTCGACAAACCGCTGCCTGCTGGCCCAATGCGCCAAGGCCAGCGCAATGGCGTGGTCGCCGTGGCGCTTCTTGCCGGTGGACCCTTCGCGCAGCGCGGGCACACGGGCGATTCCGCGCACCAGCTTTACCGCGCGCAAATCGGTCAGGTGATCTGCGTCCGCAATCAGGTCTAGTTTATCGTCTTCAATCGCGGCCTTCAGGGGCGGCATGTTCAGGCGGTACCACTCTTCGGAAAACTTGACCGCTACGACCAGCCCCGACCCTTCGGGATCAATCCGCAGTCCAAATTCGCGGCCCATATCTTCGGCCACAGTCCAGCCCATGCCGGTGGCATCAAAGGCAGCACCGACAAGCCGGGCACGGACGCGCTTCAGGATGGCGCGCACGATCTTCTTTTGCTCGGCCCCCGGCACATTGCGCAATTCAAAGGCCAGCACTTCGCGGCGTTTAAGCCCCTGTTCAATGGCCAGTAAACTGCCCGCTGTCAGGTCGGCCACGCGGGCAAAGTCAAAGCCAAAGGCGAATTGTGATTTCAGATCCAGCGCGGCCAGCTGCCCGTCCAGCGCCTCCATGAACGGATGCATCAACGCATCCTGCTCCATCTGCGGCAGGAACATAAAGACGTTGGGCAGCTCCAGGCGCAGCACCGGAGTTTGCACAACCATCCGCGCCTCGATCAACGGCGCTGGCAACCATGCGCCTGATGACATTGAAGGGACGCAGAACAGTTCTTCCTCGGCCCCGTCGCCATAGAAATCGGTGATGCCTTGACGCCAGACCGCCTCATTGGCAGCCGACCAGACTTTGCCGGTGACAAGACAAATCCGCTGATAAAGCCCCTCCATCAATGCCTGGTCAAAATCGATCCGCATGTGGGCATATTTTGACCGCTCGGCCAGCACGTCTTGGATCAGGGCGTTAAAGTCGTTGTCGGCCCCATCATGGGTTGAACTCAAGACCACCTGACCGCCCCACATCAGGAACGCCAGCGCCGCTTTCATCAGTTGCGCCAGATCGTCGACGAATGCCGCCTCGTCGATGATCACGACGCCTTGCTTGCCGCGCAGCCCGCGCGGGGCTGACGACAGGGCCATGATCTCGAAACCGGATGCAAACTTGATGCGAAACGCATTGATCGCCTTGTCCGCGTCGTCTTGCTCAAACAACACTTCTTCGGCGGCACTGGCGGCGATGTTGAACGCGCGTGCCCACATCGCACAGGCGTCGATAAACTCTCGGGTCATCTCGCGGCTATAGCTGATGTACATCACATCCATGCCGCCCGCGCTTTTTTGGCGACCGGCGCGCAACACGCCATAAGCACCCAAGCCCCACGTCAAACCAATCCGGCGAGACTTCTCGACCAACAGCACTTGGCAGCCGCTGTCCAGCACTGAAACAACGCGGCGCTGATAGGGCAGCAAGACCGCAGGCAGGCCCACTTGATCAATGACCGCAGGGATCGCGGCCATCGCCTCGCGCCGTGCGGACTCCCACTCAAGCGCGGTCAGGGCACCACTCATGCGGCACCATTCCAAGAATAGCCTTCGCCATGATGCGTCTTGATCGGGTCAACCCCCAAAGACGCGCGAAATTTCTGGCGCAGGCGTTTGACGTGGCCTGTGACACTCGTCTCATTTGCCTTCTCATAGACCGGGGTCAACACGTTCAGAATCGCTGCCGTGGATTTGATGTGGCCCGGACGTGATGCCAGAAGTCGACACAGCGGGAACTCTGATTTCGTCAGTTCAATGCTTTTGTCGCCATACCGGACAACAAACTGATCTGCATCGACCCAAATACCTGGACGACTTTCCAAGGGCGCACTCATGGCTGATCGTTCCAAGAATACCCGAACCCATAGCGCGTTTGAATTGGGTCCACACCGAGTGTCGCGAGAAATTTCGCGCGAAGGCGCTTCACATGCGAATCGATGGTTCTTTCATCGATCTTAAAATTCGTTGGATAAAGCACGTCCAAAATCTGGGCGCGGGATTTGACGTGGCCGGGCTGCGCCGACAGCAGCAGGCAAAGCCGCCACTCATCAACCGTTGGAATGCAGCTTTTATCGCCGCACCGCACAGAGCAACGCTTCAGATCACACACAACTTGCGTCACAGGGCGCTCTGCTTCACGCGCGCCGATGAGCGTCGTCATGTCTGCACCCCCAAAATTTCCGCCTTGATCGCTTGCGCGGTTTCGGCGGTCATGCCCGTGGCCTTGGCCACCACATCAACCGCATCACCAATCCGTGCTTCCAGCTTTTTGTCTTCTTTGGTCTTGCGGTCCGACGACATGTTCTGCGCCTGTTGGGCCAATTTGAACGCGCCCGCCAAATGCATGATGTCTTTGGGCACCACTCCGTCCGCGCCGTCACCCAACATATGCAACACAAGGCTCTTGATCATCTCGCCCGCGATGATCGTCAGATCGTCCGAGGCTTGCGCATCGTGCTTTTGCGCCAGCACCGCCACAATCTCACGCGTCTCGCTCAGGCGTTTGGACAGACGGGCTTGGCGGATCGAATAGCGGTTGAACGAACTGAAGGCGGGAATGTCAAATTCCAACTCGCCGCGATGGTCCGCCATCAGGGCGTCACACTTCGTCACGAATTCCGCATAGATGTCCTTTTGCGACTTTTCCCGATCGGCAAGCTCGGATGCCGCCCAAGCGACAATCGCCTCGGCCTCGGTGGGCAAGGTGTCGAACGATGAAAGCCTGCCGCGCCCTGTGGCCATGGTCATTCCCCCGGACGGCTTGGGCGCTTGATGCCCTCGATCACAATTGCACGGCGCAAATGGCGCGCGCCCTTTTCGCCCAAGATGGCCACGACGACGCTGCCCGGTTTGGTCAAGGTGACCGCGCCGATTTCAGCCAACCACTCCAACTCGCTGTGGATCCACTCGCGCGGGCGGTCGATGCCAAAGCGCAGCAATTCCTCGGCCAGATAACCCGAATGCAGCCGCTCATCGACCTGCAGCGCCAGCGCTTTCAGGATGATCAGACGGGCGTCTTGGCGCACGATTTCAGCATAGTCGCTCATTTGTTCCCGTGCTCCATCATCCATTGCTGCGCCCGCTCCATCACCGCCTCCAAGGGCTTAAGCCGCTCGGTCAGCACGTCGATCTTGCCACCCAGCGCCACCATCGCCATTTCCGATTCGTGGAAATCTTTCTGTTTGGGCATGTCGCGGTGGGCGCTCTCTATGGTGTTCAGACGATTGTCCAACTGGCGCAGCGCCGTCGAATGCTCGTCAAGTTTCGCCCCATTGCGCTTGGATGGCCCTGAAAAGATGTTCCAGATCACCGTGCCCAAATTGATCACGGTCGACAGGCCCACAGCCCAAAGCAGCAGCACCTGCACAGATGTATCGGCGGGGCTCACTTTGTGACCCACTTTCCGATCACGTCTTTGATCGTATGGCCACCCATATAAAGACCGAAGTAGACACCCGTCAGCCAGCCCAGGGCGTCAAAGGGTGCGGGCGGTAAAGCGATCTTAAAGACCGCGTTACAGACGTGTAAAACGACGATGTTCCACAGCCAAAAGAACAGGATCAGATACATGCCCACGGGCCGCCATGCGCGCATCCACACAGGCTCGCCCTGCTCGGCTTGCAGCAAATCAAACTGACCTTGGACGCCTGCCGCATATAGGGCGATCAACTCCGGGCTTTGCTTTTCCACCTCGCGCATCGCGTCCAGGACACGCGGCGTGTCCGTGTCCGCCAAGACTTCGACGCCCTCTGGCGACACGCCCGCGCGACCTGCAATGGCGCGCAGCACTTCGGCGGCCAATTGGCCACCCTTGTCGCCCAGCTTCTTGCTCAGCAGTTTTTCAATGATCGGCAGCCCTGATTGCAAGGCCAGCTGTGCAAGCACCAAACTCATGTTCTATCCTTCTTGGTCAAAAGAGACGTCGGCGATGATGGACCGCCAATTGGGGCCGATGGCCGCGATGCAGACATTGCCGGACGCATCGCCGACAAGCGCAGTCCAGGTCTTACCGCTTGGGTCGGCAGTGATGATGATGTCGGCCCCGTCCGCGCCAACGCCGTAAAACAGCGGGGCCTCGTGATATTTCTGCGCCAACTGCTGCAGCATTTCCGAAAGGGCCGCACATGGGACAGGCTCGGCATGGGCGGGTGCTGATGCTTCGCAGGCCAAGACGGCCAAAAGGATCATCGCGCGGCGCAGGGTCCGGTTCATGGTCAGAAACTCCGCAAAAGGCGCGCAAGGCGCGGCAGCGCACGATAAACCTTGGCCGCGATCACATCGCGGTAACTGTAGGCAAGGGCACCCATCCAAAGGACAGCCACCGCGAACAGCGCAGGTCCAAGATAGGGCAGATCAACAATCTGCGATGTCAGGTCGGTGGCTGCGGCAGGCGCGGTTGCGGTGACCGCCACGGTGCGAACAGTGGATTTTGCCCGGACATCAAGACGACGCTGCAACGCGGTCAGGGTCGCGCGACCGATGATGCCATCGACGGTCAATGCGTGGTCAGATTGAAACTGCATGGCCGCCGCCAAACGGACCGCGTCCGCACGGATGCCCGTATTGTATCCAAGCGCGGAAAACCCATTTCGGACCTCCACACGCTCTGCCTCGGTCAGGGACAATCCCCATGAGGCAAAGGTCAATCCGGGTTTTGCAGGCAAGTTCCCCTCCCGGTAGATGCCTTTCAGGAACATCATCGCTTCACGGTCGCGCCGGGCCAACAGTCCGGGCAAAACCTTGCCGCCCGCCTTGCGCCACAACCGCATGGCGGTGTGTATCTCTAAATCAGACGCCTTCGCCTTCCACAGACGCACCCAACTGGCCTTGCCAATCGCGCCCAAATTCCAATGAAACGACACCGCTGCGTCAAATTCGTGCTGCTGGGGCAAGGTCACATGTGCCTCAAGGGCTGTGTCAACGGCAGGCTCATAGCGGCGGCGCAATGCCTCTCGCAACAAACGTGACGCCTCTGATGCGGTGATCACCATGCCAGCAACTGGTTTCACAACCCCGGACGCGGCGGTCAGACCGGGACCAATAGTCCAGACCCCCACCACATCACGGTACGCCCGCAACACCACACCCTCTTCAAGTTCAAGGGCGGTGATGCCTTTTGTGCTGGTTTGCATGTCCGACCCCCGACTGCGCCAAGCGCGCGCGTTAGGGTCATTCTAGGCGGGGGCGGTTTTGGGTTTCACCCGCAACTTTGTGTGGGAGTGCGCGGAAACTCTGGCAGCGACCAGCGGCCTAAAACAGGCTCAGCTGGTTGCTCGCTTCGTCGCGGTGATCGCCCATACCGGCAATCCAGCGGCGCACGGCTACGTCAGAACTGTGCAGCTTACGCGATATCTTGGCCACTGAATAACCCTCGACGACCTTCATATAGCGCGCAAGCCACGGTTTGGCGGTTGGAATGCGGGGTGGCAACACCATGCGTTCTGCCAGCGCAGACAGCGCGAGGGCTGCCTCCATCCCCAATTCTTCCACCAGCTCACTTTTGCCTTTTGGGGCGCGCGGGATGTAAAGTTCCGCACCGCCAAAATGCAAAAAGAACCGCACGGCGGTCTCAACCCCAAGGGCATCGATATAGGGCATGATATGGGCGGGCGGGCGCGGATAGTTCATGCGGCCCCCCATTGGAAGGCCGCAGAAGAGTTAAGCCACCGGTGGCGTCCAATCGCGCGGAACATAGCCTTGCAGCTTGTCCGCAGCGCCGCTGATCCGCTTGTGGACCATGTCCAAAAGTTCGGCCAATTCGCGCGGCCCGGTAAGGTCGAATTGCGGCTTGTCCACCCCAACATCCGACACAAGGTGCCGAATGCCGTCAAGTGCAATGGCGGCGTAGACGATTTCGTCGCGGGGGTCGAGATTGGTGCAATGGTTACACATTGGCTTAACCCTCCAAGCCAAGGCGCAATTGCTGCGTGTCCTCGACGTGCAACGCCGTGTGGGCCTTTTTGGCGTCGATCTCGCGCAAGATGTACAGTGGTGGCGTCAGAACCATTGGGCCGATATAGCCGCGCACCCGCATCGCCTCGATCTCGCCCGTCAGCACCCGGTGCGAATAGCCCCAACGCCCCCACAGGTCGTTGTAGCTGGCTCCGGCATCCGCCGCCGCCATGATCCGTTGCCGCAAGGCTGACCGACCAACATAGGAATACTTGTCGACGAACCGTTCGTGACGCAGCGCATCTGACCGTTGCTCTCGCATCGCCAGAAAGGCCCGCACCACAATTGGCGCCGCTGACCGCGCTTCCGCAGTTCGAAGCACGTTTAGCACCATCAGCGCCCCGGCTTCCGTAAAGCCGTAGTGTGTCAGATCGGTCCGCTTCCCCTGAGAAGTTGCCGCAATTTGCGGCGACTTCTCTTTGAATTCGGCTTCTGTCAATTCGATCATGAAGTCGCTTGGGAAAAGGTCCATATTGCGACGGACTTGTTCCATCAGTCGTTTGGCCGTGGTCCCAAACACTTCGGCCACGGCATCGGCCAGCATGATCGGTGGTCTGTTTGTTAGATTGCAGATACGGGCCTGAACCCCTGCTATGGTGGGAAGCGCCATTGTCATCTCCTGCGGTTACGGAAGCCGAAACGGCTCCGGGTGTTAAGAAGACTGCCGCAGGACAATCCCCATGCGCCTTTAGGCTTTCGCCTTGGACATTGCACATGGCACCCGGATGAAGCTGATCTCTGATGAGACGCTGTGTCGGGGCGTAACCGCCTGCAGTAATCTCGCTCGGTGCGCTTCTTAAGGCACGTCCGAACGACACCAACATGCTGCGGTTCGCCTGATTTGTCAAATGGTGGAAAATCCTCATCATGGCCCCACCCGCTTTGGGCGGCCCGGCAACTCCCGCGAGACGCGGTTGCCATCAAGAATGGTGACGACGACAATGCCTCGGGGGTCCTGTTGGACCAAAAAGCGGTGGCCGTCGATTTGGACAGATTCCATCCCTTCGACGGCAACGGGCGCGATCCGGTCACACAGCTGCTTGCGCAGCGCCTCAATCTCAAATCCGCCGACGCGTTCAAGGTATCGCAGCACGGCATGGTCGGAAATGCGGATTGGCAGCTGTTTCATAGGGTGATCCCCACGCGGGCGCACATCGCCTTTAATGCCTCAAGGACTGTGGCAATTTGCTTGGCGTCGGTCATCGCATCGATGTCGATCGGTGCAGCGCCCCAAGCGGCCTCAAACCGAACGCGCATAAAGCTGTTCAACCCTTTCGCGCCGGGCGAGGTGACAATTCCCGCTTGGGCAAGTTTGCCCCAAAGAACATGGCAAAACCGCACGTCACCGCGCCCTGCGGCCTTGCGATATCCTTTTGACTTGCCGCTGCGGGTGGTGGAAAACCCTTTGGCCTTTAGCGCGTCCAGAACGCGCAGCTGTTCAGCGTCCGTCATTGCGGTCAGGCTTGCCTTGCCGGTCACTTGCAGTTGCAGCGCGCGGCGGGTGTCATTGTCTAACCCCAGATCGCGGCAGGCCACGTGAATTGTCTTGACCAAAACTGCGGTCATTTGGATCCTGCCTTTCCTTGCCCCAGCAATATTTCCATTTCAGTGACGGCGGCTTTGACCAGCTGGTTCAGGTCAATCGCAAAGGCGGGTCCGGTTCTGTCGGCCCACCCGATGTGGATCTCGCCTTCGGTCAGCGTGACGGTCAAAGGCGCTTTGTTGATATTGCCATCCGCAATTCCCAACGCAGTGCCCTTGGGCGCGCGGTGAACGCTGAACAGGGGGGTGCGGACCCAAGCAACCGGCGTCATGATGGTATCTCCCTTTGCTGTTCAACAACGATGATCTTGGGCCACCCGACCGCGCCGGGTGGCCCCGTGTTGGCTTAGTGCTGGCTTGGAGCCTCAAAACAGATGTGCAGCACTTTTGGCTTGGCCAGCTGTGGTTTGCCGTCGCTGCGCGGGTCCAAAACGATGGCCTCAAACTGCGTCTCAAGGGCGGCACCCGCCTCCATGCAGGCGGCATATGTTGGATATTCGATCATCACCGTGCCGCCCTCTCCGGGGGTTTTCAACAGGGCGATCAGCAGGAAAATGGTGGGGGACATATCAAAACTTTCTCTGTTTTAGGGTTTTCAAAAGGTCGGCGTGAAATTTGGCAGAACGTTGAATCAACGTGGGTTTCGGGGTGGAATTCTGGGCGGTTTTGGCTTGCGCCAGTGCGTCCAGAATTTGTCTCAGGGTGGTTTCGTCTTCGGTATCCAGCGAAATATGGATGCGCGCCGTTTTCCCGGAACTGGTTGAGGTGACATGATTTATAAAAAAGTCACCCTTAAGGCGCAGGTCCAACATCACTGCACCCACCCTTCGGCGGCAGCGGCGGCAACGGCCAAGACGCAGTCGTTGTTGCCGGTTTGAATGTTCATCGACACGATGGCCATGGCTTTGTCAGGCGTCATTTGGCGCTGGTCCTGCATCGCCACGATTTGACCAACTGTGTAGGACGCAATGGCAAGCAGGGCTTCGGCGGGTGATTCCCCGCAATACTTGGCAAACAGCGCCATCAGTTCACGCTTAAAGGCGTCCATTTCTGCGGTTGGCAGGATGCTGATCATTTTATCGGCCATCGTGCTTACGCCTTCGCCAGATCGATGGTGACTGCCTGCCAACCATGATCCGCGCTTTCGCGGCGGTAGCAGCGGACATAGGTCTTTGACCCTTCGACCCGCATGGCATCGCGGATCGCGCGCATCGCCTGAATCCAACGCGGGTCGGTGATCTCTAAGCGCAGCAGCATGAAAATTTCGCTGCGATTGATCTGGCCCGCTTTGTCGGTATTGAAGGCCCGCGTCACGATGGCGCGGATTTCGTCGCGCGCGCCCGCCGCCCATTCGTTCAGGCATTCGTCGACCAGCGTCTTTGCAATCTGCAACTCTGGCCCAAAGACGATGTTGTCCGCGACTTGAACGGCAACCTTGAACAGACCGTCAAAACTGGTCAGCGTCTTGTTGCCCTTGGCACCGCCAAGGGTGCTGCTGTATTCTTGTGCCAACAGCGCCTCAAACGCACTCAGATCGTCAAACATGTGCTGTTTGAACCGGCTGACCTGATCAGACAGCGCCACCGCATGGCCCATCATGCCGCGCACCAAATGGTCTTCCAGCAGGTGTTGCGGCTTGATCAGATTGACCGGCACAAGGCCACCTTTTGCGTCGCGCAGGTGTTCAATACCGCCGACATTCGTGCGCCCGTCAGGGATAAGTGTGGGGGGAAACTTGGTCATTTAAACACTCCTAAAAAGGCTTCTATGCCGCCTGCATTTTGTGGGGGTACTGGGCTTGGCTGTTGAGGTCTGCCGCCGAACAGCAGCCAATCCGCGCTGCAATCCAAACCCCACGCCAGCGCTGCCAGCGCCAGCGCGCCGGGCAGGTTCTGGCCGTAGCGATAGGTTTCAAACGACGCCTGCGACAGGTTGCAGGCATGGGCGGCCTTTGCCACCGTCAGGCCCATGACCTGCATCCGGTATTCGACGCGCTTGGCAATCAGGGCAGGTGTTGGCGGGCAAAAAATCATCACTGCTCCCCCTCCTTCAGGTGGCGCGGGCAGACATTGCAGGCGCGGTACATCCGCGCGCGCAGCGGGTTGCCGATTTCAAACTTGTTGGCCTTTTCGCGCCAGTTCTGGCAAACCTGCATGCCGATCTCGCCAAGGCCGGGGCAGCTGATACATCCGCCCATGAACACCCCGCGCACGCGCACCTCTATGTGGGCCATGTCGGCCTTATAGACCTTGTGTAGCACTTGGCTGATGATCGCGCCGGACCGCTCCAATTGCAGGGCTACCTTTGTTTGCGACGTCTTGTTGCAAGCCTTGGCAAGGGCCTCAACCCAATCTGGCAAAGGATATCCCCACGCGGCATGCGCCATATCAAGGGCATTCGGTTTCACAGGCTGCCCTCCACCAGAGGTGTCGATGTTCCCAAGTTGGGATCAGAGATGCATTTCAGGCGACGTATCCGGGGCGCGTGGATCCCCGTCTCATTGCACAGCCTGTAAATCGCCACCTTGTGCGGCGGTGCCGCCTTTTGGACGACCCGCAAATAGCCACCAGCCAAAAGCGCACGGCAATAGGCCGCCGCTTGCTCGTGCGTGACCGCGACAGAACAGGTCGATAACAAATCAACGGGTGAAAAGCTGCGCCTTTTCCGCGCCGAGAACCACATTTGGTCGAACATATCGCCGACAAGTGGCTGCACAGTTATCTCGCCTTTGGGGATCACCTCAAAGGTAATCCGCGCCTCACCACCCGGCAATGATGCTGCAATCCGGCGCACTTTGCCGCTTGCCTCCCACGCTTTGACGACCATGGTCGCGTGCGGCAGTGGCACAGTGGCCTCATAACTGATGCTGGCATAGGTGAACTGCTGCAGGCGCTGTGCGACACTCCACGCGGCCTCGGCCCGCAGTTTTGACGTGGCGGATGTGTATTTCTGGCTCATGCTGCAGTCCTCCGTGACCGCGTCGTGGCCGCGCCAGGCGGATGGCGCGGGCTTGGCGCTTCGCCTGTGTGAAACGCCTTGCCGCCCCAATCCGCGAGGGTCAGCTTTGCAACACCCTTGCCGACCGCCAGTTCGGAAACATAGGCAAGGTTGGTCGAGACGTTGCGGATCGACCCGCGTGACGCAGCCAATACCGCAGCTTTCAAATCATCTGAAATCGCGGTGCGCGGGGCGTAAATCTGCGCCAGAAACCCGACATCTTCGATGCTGGCAGGTTCCGCTGCGACCCAACTTAGAATGCGGCTGTGGACCCGACCCCATTGGCGCAGTTTTTCCGGCAGCAACTCTTCGCCCATCAGGATCAAGGGCACTTCGGTCGCGTCATGCAACAGGCGCAGCATTTCAATCGTGCGGTCTGTCAGAATTTGATCAGCCTCGTCGATGATCAGGATGCGGCCCGTGCGCTGCAGCCGGTTGACGGCTTGTGCAAACAGATCAGACACCGACTTCGCCGGACGCTCGCCCAACTCGGCCACAATCATCGACAGCAGGCCCTTGGTGCCGCCAAACGGCAGCGCTTGGATATGGCAGGCGTTCATGCTGTTGGTGACGTAGATGCCTGCTGTGGTCTTGCCGTACCCTGGGAAACTATAAAAACACCCGATCCCCGGCAAACCGTGCGCGCGCCCCTGCAATCGCACCGCAAGTGTCTGCAATCTGACCACATTGGCCAGCGGTGCAATATTGTTGAAGTTTTGGGTTGGCTCTGTCATTGTGACCTCTCTGTCGTTGTTATCGCCGCCGTTGGGGTCCAGCCCACGGCGGCTTTCCTTATCCAAAATACGCCTCGCCAAACTGGCTCCACATCGACCGCTCGGCGATGTATTCGGGGCTGGTCTGGTAGCCTTGCAGCGCGGTGCGCTGTTCTTGCGTGACGGGCTCTCCCGCCTCGATCCGGCGCTCCAGTTCAAGCATGCGCTTGAACCTTTGCCGCGCGGTTTCCTCTTCTGGGGCAACAGCCAATCGCCGTGCCGCCAAATCTGTGATTAGGGCCGCCTGTGCGACCTGAACGTCCGCAACGGAAATGGACGGCGCGGTCTGTGGCCGCTTAGGCAACCCGTTGCCTTTGCCAAATGCGCCCTTGATGATCTTCGATTCCACCGGCACCGACACTTCGGGTGCGGCTTCGTCCAACATGCGGCCCACTTCGGCAGCGGTCAGGGTGCGGTGTGCGGCCAAAGCGGCCTTTTCGGCGTTCATCCATGACTTGCGCAGGCGCTGCAGGGTCTTGGCCTCGTCGCTGTCAAAGAACCCGACAGCTTGACGGCAAGGCGCAAAGCCAAGGTAGGCGTTGTCGGATGAATAGACGTGCAAACCATCGTGAAACGCCGCCAGGTCAAAGCGGATGATCAGGCGCTCGCCCGCATGATCGTGCAGCCAGTCTGCGTAAAACTCGTTGCGCTGGTACCAGATGGCACCAGTCTTTTCGGCGCGCACACCCTCGGCCCCCAGCAACCAAAGTCGGCGCTGTGCGGCAGTGGCCTTGCGGATCGGGGCCGTGGCATACGCCTCGTCAAACACCTGGGCAAAACTGCGGCCCCATGCCACTTCGGACCTGCGTCCGACGCGGGTGTTGTGCTCTTCGATGCCTTCGGCCAGCACCCGCTCAAATTCGTCGATCGGGATCGCACGACTGCCGTAATCCTCGGGCTTGGCCAGTGGTGTGTTGCCCGTGTATGCCCCGGCAAAACGCGGGTCGAGGGCGATGGATTTGCACATATCCCGGAAAGCCCGCTCAATCGGCTTGGCCTGTCCGTGATAAGGCGTGGCCCAATGGATGGTGCAACCAAGGGCTGTGAACAGGCCCGGAATGTCGTCTTCCTTGACCTTGAACCGGTACCGGGTGGTTGCCCCACCCGTGATGGATTTGGCGGCAAATTCGCGCCCGTTATCCAGCAAAATATGCTCTGGGATGCCCCAGTTTTCGATCATGTCGCCCGCGCACAACTGCACCGCGGTCGCATTCGGATTGACGTCCAACCGCCACGCCAGAATCCGGCCCGAAAAGATGTCCTGAAACGCCACCATCTGCGCCCGGCCAATCACTGGCTTTTCGCCCTTGGGCGCGGGCCAGCTGACAAACACGTCAAACTTGTGGAAGTCGGCGTTCACAGCCTCCATCGGGGCCAGCGCCGTCTTGTCGCGCACCTGCGGCGGATAAAGCCGCTTCAGGGCGTCGACCCCTTCACGCGCCAGCACTTGCGTCAGCTTTGACACCCGACGATCCATGATGCGGCGCATGGTCCGCTCTGGCAGCACATCATAGACTTTGGCTTTGGCGATCCGCAGCGAACGACGGTAGCAATCTGCAAAAGGTGGCTTGCCCAACCGCAAGAAATCCGCCTTCAAAACCTCAAAAAACTCTGGGCTGAAATCCTTTGACCGCACCCATGCCGCAGCGGCGCGGTTGCGCGGGGCCAGATAGGCCAGACGGTCATCCACCCGAACCCCGTCGATCATCTGAAACCATGTCCAGATTGTCCGCGTGCCGGTGCCTGTGATCATAGCCACATCGACGGTGGCCAGATGCCGCCCGCGACCTTGTTGCGCCTCAAGCGCTTCAACCTGCTGGATAATTTTCAACCGCTCTGCGGCCTTGTCCTTGACCGACTGCGGCAAGGCTTCAAACCAGACCCAAGCCTCTTCGCGCGACTGTCTGGCGGGGGCCTCTGCCACGCCAGCGGCCTGCGGTGCGGCCTGCAGCAAACGGCGCTTGGCTCGGTCGGGGAACAACTGCCAGTTATACTCCCATCCGCCACCCTTGCCCGCGCGGCGACGGGCGGCAATGGCACCTGTCTCGCGCCAACCAGCACGATCAATCAGCAGATTCACACCACGCTTTGATGCGGGGAAATCCGGCAGCGCTGCAGCCGCGATTTCATCGGCTGTCCACCATTCTTGGGTTGGCGCAATCGGGCGGGTCATCAGAACGACACCTCGTCAGCTTCCAACTCGGCCGCAAAATCCATCTCGTCCAGGAATGCGGCCAGCTCAACCGCCCGCTCTTCGACAAACCGCCGCTTGGCTGATTTGTGCGCCCGCGCCCAGATCGTGGACAGGGCCTTAAACGCCTCTTCAATGGGGTCTTTAAGGGTGATTTTCGGATCGCCATTTTCGGCCCGCAAACTGCGTCGCGCCTCGGCGGCAGACTTGGCGTTGCCAACAGACAGACGCAGCACAACCATGGCGCGCTCTTCGGGCTCGCCGATCTTGCCAATCTCTTCGATGTCTTTCAGGGTCACCTTGCGCTTGGCCGCGCGCAGCTGTTCCGCCTCGCTGCGGCTGATCAAACGGCCCGCCGCGACGATCTTGCGGACCTGCCGAGTGGTGATCGATCGCTTCTCGGCCATCACATCAGCAAAGGAACTAAGTTCCGTTGCTAAACCTTGTCGGGCAAGACCTCCCGCCACTCCGCCGCGTGTCTCAGGGTGCAATTCTTCATAGGCAGCACTGTACGCGGCCAGAAATAGCGCGTCATCTAGCGGGCTTAGATCGGCCCCAGCGATGTTTTGGCCCGCCTCCATGGCGCGGGCTTCGTCGTCGGTGCAGGTGTAAACCCTGACCGGAATTTCGCTCATGCCGCTGCGCTTCATCGCCTCAACGCGGTGCGCGCCATCGATCAGCACAAAGCCGGACCTCTTGCGCCGAATGACCACAGGCGTCGTAAACCCAAACCCAGCAATGACGTGCAAAAGCGCCTGAACTCCGGCCTCTGAAACCGGGCGCAGCCGATCAGTTGGAATGCTGATGTCGCTCAAGGATAACGATGTGATCGTGGAAAGCAGTTCAGGCATCACTTCACCAACGCCTGTTCCAGCTCTGTCATCCAGAACTCCAAAGACCGAATGCTCTCGCGGATCATTTCCAGCGGAAATTCCAGATCGCCAAGCGCATTCACCGCCAGCATTTCTTGGGCAAACTTTGCGCGGCCCGAAATCTCTTCGCCCTTGCGGACCATGGCGTCGACGGCGGTGATCGCTTTGGTTCTATTGGCTTCATTCATTTTGCAATCGGGGCCTTTGTCATGGTGTAATTAAAGATGCGGGTCTCATTCTCGTATTGCTGGGTGCAGATGATCTCGGCCCCATGCTGGCGCAGTTCGGAAATGCAGGCGCTGACCGCCATCACACGGGCCTTGCGGACAATCATCAACGTGCTGTGCGGCCTGCCGTCAGACAGCAGCTTTGCGACCCGTTGCAGGCGTGGCGATGTCAGGGCAGCTGCGCGCATGTCATCCCCTCCGGCGCAGGTTGTCGCGGATCCGCAACTGGGCGGGATCGGCTTGGCAGCTGCTGCACAGGCGGTTATGAATGCCCTCGGATGCAAAGACCTTTGAGCAGCACAAGCAGGGTCGTTTGATCTGCTTAAGTTTCGCGGCCACCTTAAGGTCCGCCTCGCGCTGCAACTTGGCGCGCAAGCCCTCTGCAATCAGCCGAAACGGGGTGGGATCGGTCAGGCTATTGGCCTGCTCGTCGATCACCACATACCCTTTGCCGCGCACCAAAAAGACGGCAAGACGTCCGCTGTATTTGGAAACATACTCGCCCATCACGCGGCCTCCTGATTGGCCAGAAAACGCGCGATCGACTGAAGATGCGTGCCGTCATTCAGGTGTGAAAGATCGATGAAAATCTGATCAATCGCCGCGACATAGCGCGCCATTGCCTCGTCTTGCATTTGCCCGACAGACGTCTTGATGCAGGCTTGCGCAACCGCCGCATCGCGCAGGTTGTCTTGAATGCTCAACCACAGCAGCTTTGCCGACATCATGGCTTTGATCCTTCCCGCGCATCGGCCAGCAGGATCGTGTCCAACAGCCCCTCAACCGCACTGTGATAGGCCTGCCAGTAAACACGGGTCAGGCGGATCAACCGCTCACGGTCGGGATGATCCAGCGCCGTGTCGCGGTAGTCGGCCCCGGTTTTGATCGCCAACTCCTTGGTGACCCGCACCATTTCGGCCCTGCCTTGAAGCGTCACAACGCCTGCATCTGTCGTCTTATCCATGCTCATTTCAGGCCAGCTCCTTGGCAAATGTACAAACCAGCGACCAGCGTTCCAAAGAGCGAAATCCCCCCAATGGCAGCGCCAATCCAAGACGTATCCAGCCACACCCAAACGGCGATTATTCGGGCCATCACTTGCCCCCTTTCGGGAAAAGCAAATCGACCAAGGCTTCACACAGGGTGTAGGGCCAGACCGATATGACATAGGCCGCAAGCATCAGCTGTGCTGACAGCAGGTGCACACCAAGGCGCTCACTTAGGATATCGGCAGTTGCAAAAAATTGGGCACGCTTCGAATCTTCAACCGTGTGTGAAATCGCAAAAATAAAGTCGCCGATCAGTAGGTAAATCATCAAAAACTTGACACCATCAGCCATCACACAGCCTCCTTCCCATTTGAGCTGTAGACACAGACACCACCGTCCAACATCATGACGGGGGCAAGCGACTCACGTGCGCGAATGTCAAAGGCGGGATACAATGGAAGAAGGATCAGGCATTCGGCGGATCGAGGTTGATCCAAGCTTGTTGAACTGGGCGCTGCCAGCGGAATTACGGCATAGGCTGGACGCTCTGGCGCAGCTTGCAGATACTGACCGTCTTGGCCAAGGAACGCCGCTTCCAGCAAAAGACCGGCTTCAAATTCTAGGCCAGCTGCTAGACAGTCTGTTTCCAGACGGCACAACAAAACACCTACCCGAAACCGCTTCCAGCCTTTCACAAGTGCAGCGGGCACACCTTGCGGCGCTGATTCATCGGGCACGTCAAAAGTTGGATAAAAGACAGGCACAATCGCCTGCCACCCTGCTGGGATTGCCACCCGGTACCCGTGGTATATGGGCGAACCTGCTTGATGCTGGATGGATACCGATGCCTGCGGGCGTGTTTGGATCTCTGCGGAAATAGCCAGCGCAGCGCGCTCGGACTTTATCCACGCCGCTCGCAAACGCGCCAATTCTGCGGCTTCGGTTTCGCCTGAATAATCATCCATCATGCGGCCTCCTTTTTTGTCTTGGTTGGGCGAGGAATATGGCGTGGCCACTCAAGGTCGTTCGGCCATGCCGCACTGAACCAAGCCATGACCAGCTGGGCTCTGCGAATTGTGCAACCCGCGATTCCGAGCTTGAGATTACCCAACCACTTTCCGTCGCCAGCCGCATAGGTGGAGACAGTAGAGAGCCTCAACTCCATGTGGGTGCCGTACTTCTCACCCAGTTCGACGATATGCTTTGTTTCCATTTTTAAACTACTCGGTTTCGTTACCGATAGTCTAATCGGTAAATCTACCTGTAGTCAAGATGTGTTTTTTTCGGTATTACTACCGACATGAACGCCAAGAACTTTGACTTTAAGGAACTCGTATCCAGACAGCTTAATGCATTGGAAACAAACGCATTTGCTGTTGAGCAGGCTTATGGATTGCCGCCAGATGCGATTCGAAACGTTTTGAGAAGCAAGAAGAGCGATGGCCCTTCACTTTCACGCGCTTTAGAAATTGTTGAGGCTCTCGGCCTCTCATTTCAAATCGGTCCGAAACCTGCACCCACACCTTTAGCCCCCATCCATATCGACGCGGGCGAGTTCCTCGCGATTCCTGAACGCGCCGCCCAGCTGGCGGCAGGTGGCGGGGCGGTCAATGGTGACGATCAGGTGATCGGCCATTTGATCTTTCGCAAGGACTGGCTGAAACAACATTCGATACAGGCAGACAAGGCGACGCTGGTCCACGTGACCGGCAACTCTATGGCCCCATGCATCCTGGACGGCGATTTGGTCTTGATCGACACCAGCGTGACAGAGGTGCCCGTGCTGCCACCCAAGCGGGGCAAGCCCATCGCGATCTACGCCTTTCACCAGGACGGCACCGACCGCGTGAAACGTCTCGCGCGCCCCACAGCCGACCTGTTGCTTATCATTTCAGACAACCCGGAATTCCCGCCAGAGGTAATCAGCGGCCCGCGCCTCAAGGCCCTGAACATCATCGGTCGCGTCCGCTGGTTTGGGCATACAATCGGCATTTAGGGCGAAAATCGCTTCCCAGTTACCTGTGGATTTCACGCGCCTTAGTTTCCCAAACATGCAAATCAAAACAAAGGCTTAAGCCATACTGGGAACTGAAATTCAAACTGGGAAGCGCAGTTCCCAGTACAGACAGTCCCCAAACAGCTTAAATCGCCCTTTAAGGCCCTTCAAACCCCTGTTTAATCCTTATTTTACGGTGGTTTAAACGATCTGGCGCAAAGCGCCATTTTCGACCCGCCAAAGTGGCCGACTGCGCCAAAACGCCCCAAAAACGCATTTATGCCAACTCGGCCATTTGCGCACACCCATCCGGCCCATCGCCATTTAAACCCCTGAAATCACGCCCATTTTCAGCAGTTCCCGGCAATTCCCAGATGTTCCCGCTTTTATGCAGACTATGGTGTCATCTCACAAGCGCAGTTTGTGCAAAGCCAAAAGA